AACAAAGCATAGTTTCCAACCGTAGTTGCAGCTAAATAAGCCCTAGCAGTACTTAAAGCTGTAGGCGTGCTTCTAGTTAAAGTATTATCATAGGCATCTACAGTGTCTTTATATGCAGAAGATCCTCCCGTACCACCCCCAAACAAAGCAGCATAGTTTCCAACCGCAGTTGCAGCTAAATAAGACTTAGCAGTACTTAAAACTGTAGGCGTGCTTCTAGTTAAAGTATTATCATAGGCATCTACAGTGTCTTTATATGGAGGAGATCCTCCCGTACCACCCCCAAACACAGCATAGTTTCCAACCGTAGTTGCAGCTAAATAAGCCCTAGCAGTACTTAAAGCTGTAGGCGTGCTTCTAGTTAAATTACTTTTATAGGCATCTACAGTGTCTTTATATGCAGGAGATCCTCCCGCACCACCTCCAAACAAAGCATAGTTTCCAACCGTAGTTGCAGCTAAATAATATCTAGATGTACTTAAAGGATCAATAGCTCCATAATACTCCAACCATTCAGCACTAAAGAACGGTCTAGCTACACCCCCAACTCCAACATAGCCTTTCTTAACTTGTCTAGCTACATTGTCTACACCCGTATAAATCTTCTTGACTTTATGGGCTACACCATCGACACCTACATAAGCACCTTTAGCCATGTCCGTCCTTACTCATAAACAAAGTACAGCTTGCCCGTCTCAAGAGGAGACGAGCCCGCCGTCAAGTCACTTGTGCCGTAGGTGAACATTGTAGCGCCGGACTCACCCGTCGGTCCCTGCGGACCTTGGGGGCCCTGTTCGCCCTTTGGCCCCTGCGGACCTTGGGGGCCCTGTTCGCCCTGTTCGCCCTTTGGCCCCTGCAGACCCTGCGGACCCCGTTCGCCCTGCGGCCCTGCGTCGCCTGTATCACCTTTGTCCCCCTTCGGACCCTTGAGGTTTATGGGGTCGGGGTTCGCAAGATCCCCCGTGTTCGTCCACGACAGAACACCGTCCACGCTTACCGAGGGGGAATAATACGGACCCGCATCGCCCTTCGGACCTTGGATTCCTTGCGGGCCCTGTGGGCCTTGAGACCCCGTAGGACCGGTGTCCCCGGTATCGCCTTTGTCGCCTTTGGCGCCCGTGTCGCCCCTTGGGCCTTCGAGCCCCTGCGGACCCTGCGGCCCCCGCTCGCCTGTGGCACCGGTATCGCCCTTTGGACCCTGCGCACCCGTGTCGCCCTTGTCGCCCTTCACTCCGAGGAGAACCCAGTAAGTGGAGGCGTTCCCTTGCGGAGCCGTTCCAGCCGGAGCGTCCGCAACACACTCCCAAATCTGGCCTTGATATTTGACGCGGTCAAGCACGACGTAAGAAGCCGAGCTGCTGTAATCTCCTTTGTACACAGGCCGAACTCGGCCGACGTTAATTGTTGGCATAAGAAATCTCCACTTCGCCGTTGGCGTTGATCGAATATTCGGCGTCTGACGCGGAAGTGGTTTTCACAACCAAGTTGCCCGTCAAATCGACCTGAAACTGAATGTAGGAGGCATTGATGGCCGTCGTAATGTCTCCGGGATCACCCTTCGGCCCTTGCGGTCCGGGCTCTCCGGTATCGCCCTTGTCGCCCTTGCCGCCCTTGTCGCCCTTGTCGCCTTTCTCGCCTTTGTCACCATCATTTCCTTTTGGGCCCTGAACACCTTGTGGCCCTTGAAGGCCGCGTTCGCCAGTTTCGCCGGCGGGCCCCTGCGCGCCCGTGTCCCCTTTGATGCCCTGCGGGCCAATCTCACCGCGCGGACCCTGAATGCCCTGAATGCCCTGAATGCCTTGGTCGCCCTTGTCACCCTTGTCGCCCTTGTCGCCCTTGCCGCCTTGCGGACCCTGTGGGCCCATAAGATCAGCGAGCTGTGCGCCGAGCGTAGCTGTGTCGCCCGAGATGGATGCGATGGCGTAGAGCTTACCTGTAACGTCGAGCACGTTGTCGCCGATCTTAGCACCCGCAGAAGGAATCAGCGAGGATACGGAAAGCGTTCCCGATGGCGTAGCCGTAGCGCCAAAGTAGCGAACGGAAAAGCCCGCGACCTTAGCACTCTCTGCGGCGGCCGCGGCAGAAGCGGCGGCGTTCGTCTCAGAAGTCTTGGCGTTCGTCTCAGAAGTCTTGGCGTTCGTCTCAGAAGTCTTGGCGTTCGTCTCAGAAGTCTTGGCATTCGTCTCAGAAGCCTTGGCGTTCGTCTCAGAAGCCTTGGCGTTCGTTTCGGACGTTCCGGCGCTTTCCGCCGACGCAGCGGCAGAAGCGGCAGAGGATGCGGCCGAAGAAGCCGAGCTGCCTGCGGCAGAAGCGGCTCCGCTTGCAACGCCTGCGGCAGAAACAGCTTCATCACGCGCGGCGAACAGCGACTTGGTAAACGCTTCGGGATTCTCCGAAGACGTGTTCGGCATCTGCACGGATCGCTCGGCCATGTCAGCTACCTGCTGAATGAGCGCCGTGTTCTTATCCCAAGCATCGGTAAGGTCGCTCGGGTTGAACGCACCGAAGTTGTTGAGGCCGAGGCCCTGCGTGTATTCAATCGCAGAGACAATAACGATCTTGTCTCCCTGTGCGGGAGCCGTCGTGAAAGCAACCGTGCCGCCGATTTCCTCAAGCGACACGGAGTATTCGGTGGTGGGGACTAGCTCTTCTTGCTCCGCTCCATCGCGCAAACGGTATACGGCTACCTGCTCCTCCGCAAAAATCTTAAAGGCGAAGGAGAACTCGCGTACCGATCCCGTGCCGACATAGACGGAAGACCGGCGTCCCGCGTCAGGCATAGACATGAAAAATTCCCCTAGTGTTATGGTTAACCCTAGGGGAGATTCTACTCTATTTTAGTTTTCCTTGTAGCCTCGGATCAGAACAGTCGGGTCGTTCGTCTTCTCTTCGACGATCAACGCATCGAAACCGTCGATGGCTCGGTTGACCTGCGCCGCAGGCAAAGCGAACGTAGCGCCCGCCGCGTTGACGATCGACTTGACCAAAGCCTTGTCGAACTCGCCCCGCGCAGACTGACTGATGACCTGTCCGACGTCCGAGATCACGCGAAGGCTCGACGGACCGCGCCAAGTGAACACGGGTTCTCCCGCAACGAAATTGCCCGCCATGCTCGACATCTCTCGCGTGAACACGAGAAGACCGAGGTTGAAGTTCACGACGTTGCCTGCGGCTTCGCGCGCGTACTTCGTCCACTCCTTGTCATCGTCGTCATCGCTTCCGGGAGCCAGAGCCGCACGGAGAAAACCTTCGATAATAGGCAAGGCTACCGATACGGTCAGGATGTTGCCCGCCGCCTTGTACCGATCCTTCTCGCCTAAGAGCGCAGCCGCGTTCAGATTGTACGCCGTGTTCATAAACGAGTAGAACGACGTGAAGAGCTTTGCCAGAGAACCCATTTCCGCGGCGGACATATCCGCAAGCAGACCGGTGCCCTGCGTGTCTCTCACCGTCTGATCGGCTCGTGCCACGCAGTCTTCTTCACTCAGACCTTCGAGCGTTGCCTTCTTGTACGCTCCAAGCCAAACGATACGATCGACGTGGTTCTGGACAAACGCCATAAACACATAGGCCGAATCCTGAAGTCCGCGAAGCGCCTTGGCCGCTTTGCTCTGCCCGCCCTCGATTCGGTTGTTGATCTCATCGAGTTCTCGCAGGAACGTACGCGCACGGTTCGCCATGAAGTCAGACTTTGCGGCAATGGATACGGTGTTATCCCGTACATTGCCGAAGTAGTCGGACACAGCCGAAGCCACTCCGCCCACACCCAAACGGGTCATCGCAGGGATCAAGCCCGTGATCTGTACTGCCGCCGACACGATGTTGAAGCCAAGGCCGGAGATCGACACGCCTCTGCGCAATCGGCTTGCGAACTGATCGAGGGAGCCGGACGGGGGCCGTCTGTTCCCGTATGCGATGTTCTGAAGCCATGCGTCAAACTGCTTGGCGGCCGATGCACCGTAGTATGCCGAGATCGTGGACGTAATGCCGGGAATCACGGTCCCGTCCTCTGCCTTGGAGTCTGCACGAAGTCTCTGCATATCGAGCAAGAACTCACGCCACGTAAGGTCATGCACGACTTCCTGCAGCTTCGAGAACAGGGGCTCCAACGCCGTGCTTACGGGGATACCCAAGCCCTTGTCGCTTCTGTCCTTCGTGTACGTGCGGGTTGTCGTGGTTCCCGTGTGTCCGCCCTCAAGCGCCGCTTTCTCCGCATTCTCCATATCACGAGCAATGGCCGACGACGCCGCGCCCGGGGACGTGTAGTCGTAGGTTATCGGATAGTGACCGCCGCGAAGCGTGACCTTACTGCCGTCAGGACGCTCCACCTCGATGGGTACGGGCTCCGTCCAATTCGGCTCTTTACCGTTTAGCTTGTATTCAAGCTTTGCGATCTCGGGACGAAGCGATTCGAACAAATCCCAGATACGCTGTACAGCGGCAAGCTGTCCGTCGGTCAAGGACGCCATGATCTTTCCGATCTGTTCCCGCGTAAACCCGTTGCCGTCCATGACGCGCTGCAGGTTCACCTCGTTGCCCGCGTTGAGCGCGATGACGAAGCGCTGCTGAAGGTTGTAGCGAACGCCGTCGATCTCGACCCAATCGCCGTTGGGGTTTCCCTCGAAGAACGGCTGGAGAATGTCGTCGAGCTTCTTCGTCAACTCGGAGTTCCACTTCGTCTCCTTGTCGGACAACTTGTTTGCGGGCTTGATGATGTACTCGAACCAAGCACCGAACTTGTTGCCGTCGAGGATACGCGCCCACGTTGACATTTTGATGTGCGTATGGAAGAAACCAACGAACGTGTCCTTGGCCTTCATCCACGGACGGGTTTCTGTGACTACGGCCTTGCGAGCCTCACGGCCCATGCTTTCAGCGCTGGCCTTGGCCGTGTTGTTCAGCTCAACCTTTCTCTGGTTTACGGAACCCTTGGCCTGCGACTTGTCCGCCGTACGCTTTGCTCTTCCACGAGCGATGAGCATATCCACAACGTCCATCATCTGCTCGTACTGCTCGACCGTGAGGTCGTCCGCCGTAACGCCTGTCGGAACGCTGTCCATGCCGAGCTCCGCGTCATACCCGTTGGCCTTCAGAAACTCAGACAAGGACGGTGCGGCAACAGTCTTAAGACGCTTTGAGGAAATAAAGCCATACTGCACGGCGATGTTTATGAGTTGGTCGCGGTGCGCAAAGTCAATGGTTTTGCTCTTGGTGGCGTTCTTAAGACGCTTGTGGAATTGGTCGATGCGCTTTAACGTGCGCGCCGCAGCGTTTGCCATCGCAGTCTGCAGCATTTCGGCGCGCGTATACTCGGCGGCCACCTCTAAATTGCCCTTGGCAAGAGCACGATCCGCCGCCTTTCTCGCACGAACAGCGGCCTGCTGATACTTTCTGGGCTTGAGCGAAAGCGCCTTGCGGCCGGACAGAATGTCCTTGGCAAACGCTCTGGTCGCAGACACGAGCGAGCGAACGGGACTGTTGATCTTTTTGAGCGCCTTAAACTCCGTAGCGAGCATCAAGATTCGAGTTCCGTTGTAAATGGCGTTCGTAGCCAAGCGCGCAATGCCCGCGGGCGTGGCGGCTTCACCGTAAATTTCCACGAAAATCTTATCGGCGTTCGGCTTTGCAAGCGTCTCGGGCGGAGTGTTGAACGCAGAAATGGCTTCGTCAACAAGCTCCTGCGGAGTCGTGTACCCGAGCAGTTCGGCGGCGTCAGCGGCCGACAGCATATTCTGCCCCTGACGACGGAGCCAACCACGGGCCAAAGCGAACTCGTACGCTTCGGGTGTAAGCATGGCCTTTGCAGAAGCGGCTTCGATCTTGAAGTGAATGCCGTCCTCTCTGTTCTTTGAGGCCGTCAACGCCGCGAGCGTTTGGTACGGGCGCGAGGCGCGAACCTTCTCCGTCTCTTCCTTCAGAATGTTTTTATATTCAGCCTCAATTCCTCTGGCCTCTCTTTCGCGTCTGGAATTGATTAACTTTTTGTTCTCCGCTACGGCAACGCCCACCTCGGTGGATGCCTCGCCGATGTATGCTTCCTGCGCGCTCATGTACGCCGCATATTCTTCGGGGGTCAACGACTCCTTGAGAATTGCGGAGCGCTCCTTGGACAAGCGATACGACCCGGCGGCGGCATTGGCCGCCTCCTGATCGGCAAAGAACAGCGTGTCGTAAAAGCCGAGCACTTCAGGACTCAGCTCTTCTCGCGTAATGCCGAAGAACTTCCACGAATCCTTGATCCACTGTTTCATCATCTCGAAGGCGCGTACCAAAGACATGGACGGCGCTTCACCTTTCGTGATGTATGTCTCAAAACCTTCGGCAAATTTTTCATGCGCGTTTTTCAACTTGTCTCCGCCGAACGAGCGGAAATCTTCCAAACGCGCCTGCGCCGTGTCGCCCTTGCCGCCGAGCCAAGTGATGACCCCATCGAGAGCGTCAAGCGTCATCTGCATCTCGGGCGTAGCCTGCGTCCCGTTTGCATAGAGACCCTGCGCGATCGAGGCCAAAGACTCAAGCCAGAAATGCGCCATCTCGTGCGTGAAAGTACGCACGTCGCCCGTTTTGAACACCTGCACGGTGTTGGTTCCGGGGGCGTACCGCCCGCGAACGCCCTTAAGACCGTGCATTCGAGCGGCAATGTCAAACGTCAGCTTGTTCCCGTTGAGCGTGAGCAAGTCCTTCGGAGCAATGCCCAGACGCTTGGACAGGCTGTAGATGATCGACTTCTGAAGCGTCGTCGCTGCCTTAGCCTGCTCAGGATCAAAATACGCATTAGCCGCACGCTCAATTTCCTTTGCCGCACGGTTAACCTGACTACGCAGCCCCGCGTCCACGACCATAGCGTCGGCTTCTTCCTGCATCAAGCGCTGTGCCGTTTCAGAAAGTTGTGCGCCCGCTTCGGCATCGAACTCCTGCGCTTCGAGAAGCGACATGCCGTCCGGTTTTGTACGGACGACAGACACAACCTTGTTGGCCGCGTCCGGGCTTGCGTCGTTAAGCGCGGACAGGTCACCAAGTCGAATGTCCAAGTCTCCGCCCGTTGCTTCAGCCAATGCCGCCTGCGGACGCAGATTCGGAGCGGCTTCGAGGAGCGCTTCGTACACACCCAACTCCTTGAGCGTTTGAACGCTTGCGCTAAGAGTGCCAATGCCGCGACCTTCGGCAGCATCGTTAAGGAATTGCTGATACGCTTGCGGGGCGCGTTGATTGAGCTCATTCGTCTTGGACTGCGCTAGAACTTCCATGAGAACCTGCGCATCCTGTTGTGCGGTTACCGCACGGACTTTTTCCCGCGTTGCGAACTTACGCGCATCTGCTCGCGCCACCAAAACGTCCATGGGAGCCGTAGCCAAATCCGCGATGGATTCAAGAACAATGTCGCTTATGGACGTGATCTTGCCTTCGGCGGAGAGCTGACCTGCGGCTTCACCCGCGCCGCCAAGAGCGCCGCCTACTACCATCTGCGAGACGACGTTCTCAAGCTCTTGCTGCAGAGGCGTACGCGCGATGTCCTTTCTAGCCTGCGCTGCCGTGAGTCCCGTTCCCGTCAGGCGACCTTTCGCCGCCTTTACCGCCGCGATCGCGGACGTGGCAGGAGACAGACGTACGGGCGCAATAAAGCCTGCCAGAGTGTCGAAAGACCCAACGGCAGAAGAGCGCTTAGTGGCCTTGGAAACTGCATCCTGCATAAGAACAGGATCGTTTAATGCCTTGCGCAACGCCGCAGGATCGGTGACATCAACGCCCGCCTCGATCAACGATTCATTCAACGACGACCCGTACTCAACACCTGCGGAGGCTATGCCCATCGACAGCGCGCCGAGAGCGGGGTTCACGGCGTATGCCGCCGCCGTAATGGGAAGCGTCATGCCCATTGCGCCGATGCTCTCAAGGCCCGTGCCGAGGATAACGTCAACGGGGTTGCTCAACGCAACGCCCAACGCTTCACCGACGGTCTCTGCCTCTGCAATCTCCTGCATTGCCGCCGGTGTTGCGTACTGTCGAAGGTCGTAGTTGGCGGACGCAATCTCGTAGGACGATTCTCGGATTCTATCTTGAATGTCCTGCATAAGCGGACTATCGGCTCGCGCCGCCCACTTCTTCAGGAACGTAAAGTCAGCGCCCTCTTCCGCGTCCACGTCGTATGCCGCAAGCGGCTCTTCAGCCCCGTCTACGTATCGGTATGCGTCCGACACGGTGTCCTGCGCAAGGCCCTTGCCGAAACGGGAAACAAGCTGATCCACCGTTGACAAGCTCTCGTAAGCCTGCGGCGTAGTAGCCACCAAGCGAGAAAGCTGATCGTTGGCGAGCAGCTTTCTCGTAGCCAGCGGCAAATCCAGATTAGCGACGAATCGCTCCGCGAGCATCTTGTCGAGCTCTACGGGCGTGACCACACGAGCCTCGGCCGGTGAAATGCCGAGCGTATCCGCCTTTCGCTGAAGCTCTGCCTCTTGGTCAGGGTTAACCCCTACGTTCCGTATCGCATTTTCTCGGACGGACGCCATAACGTCCGCCTTGATAATTTCACTGAGGGTGTCGTCCTCAAACATCTAAGCTCCCCTGTTAATCAGCGCCCCTAAACTCTTCGTCGTACAAAACGCTCTTTCTGACGCCCGTAGCGGAATTGTACTTCGGGTCGGCCTCATTTCCTAAGAGCTCAAAATATTTGGGGTCTCTCTGAAGCAAATACAGAGTCATACGAATAGCCGCCGTATCCGTAAGATACTTACCCTGCGCTTGGAATTGTTCCCGCACCACGTCGATCTCGCTGCTGTATTTAGCCTTTGCTTTGGCGATCACGTTGTCCGGCAAATCCTCGGTAGAAAACAGTAAAAACTCCTTGAACGCGGACAGTGCGGATGCGTCATCCGGAAAGCTATCGCCGTACATAGACTTAGCCATTTCTTTTGCCAAGTCCTTGGCTGTGCCGGACAGGTCTCCAAACTCAAGCGAATACACGGACTTATACTCGCCGCTCTTCACAACCCCCGGCGGTACAAAGAAACGATCTCCGCGAAGCGTCTGCCCGACGATCTCTTCGACCTCGGCTTTCGTCAGCTCCTTGCCTCGGGCGTTTGCCACCCCCTGCACTTTTCGACGCACAAGGTCTACCGTTCGGTTGAATACATACTTGCCGTCGTCGTCCTCGTTGTACTTCGGGTTCTTGGACGCCATGAAGGATTCGACCATCGGCTTAACCGTGTCTCTCGACACGTACAACTTATCCAAGTCCTTTACGCCCTTTAGCGCGTTTCGTCTCTGTGCCGCTTCAGCGTATTCTTCCGGAGCGAGGTTCGCTTGTCCAAGCAAAAGGAAGTCGGCATCGCTCATGCCCTTAAGCGTCTGCGGGTTCTGAATACTCATATAAAAGGCCATGTCGGACGGCGGGTTTTCGGCTCGCTGACGTGCCTTCAACGCAGATACCGCCACAGTCTGTTCCGGAGACAACACAGCGAGGTCTGACGCTTTTGGCGTTTCTCCGTTAGACAGGGCGGAGACAACATTGTTTGCCGCGGCGTATTGCCGAGCCGACCGCATAGCCGTTTCTTCCACCAATCTGGTCTTGGCTTCATCAACGATCTTGTTAACCTGATCCGGCGTTGCGTTCGGATGAAGCGACACCACGCGCATCCTAAGCTCTGCCTCATCGGGAACAGTACGGCTCGTCGCATCGCTTCTGTAGCGGCGAACCGCAGACGTAACCTTGCCCTTGTTCTCCGGTGACAGCTCCGCCTGCCAAGCGGCGATATTCCCTTTTTCAGCAGCGCTCCGTACGGCAGCCTCTAGCGTGTCTTTTCCAACCACCGCAGCCGCGATAGCCGCCTCCGCCGATCCGTACTCACGCACCAGAGCGCCCATCACCTGTGCGTTGACGGACTCCGTGACGGCTTTGTTTTTCCCGTAGCCGTCTTCGACAGCTTTACCTGCGTCTAGTCCCGCTGCGGACAGCAACGAGCTGTCAAGCACACCGCTCTGTGGAGCGACAGCTCTTGCGGCCACAAACGTAGACGTCCTGTCCTGTGCGGCCATAGCCGTTACGTTACTTGCCGCATCCGAAACAAACAAAGCATCTTTCTTGTCGGTGATTTGCTTCTGAACGGCAAGCTGATCATTCGCATCGAGCATACCCTCGCTAACAGCTGCAAGGTACTTAGCGTCTGCTCCGGTCGTGTCGTTGCGGTCGAGGAGAAGCGTGATGCCGTCTTTAGCGGCGGCAGACACTTTGGTTCTTACTTCCTTGTCGTATGCCTTAGCATACGTCGGGTCTTTTACGTTTCTGCCGGCGAACCGTGCTAAGTCTGCCATGTAGCCTTTAACGGCTTTAACTCTGTCCGGCGTGACGCCACCTGCGGTAATCGCAGAAAGCTCATTGTTAAGTCCGATGGTAGCCTGATCGACTACGTAGTTATGGCTCTCCTGTCCAAAGTGAGCGTCGAGCGTGCTGTAAAAAGTAACGTCCAACTTTTCCAGCCCGGCCGCTACTCTGTCGTGCAGTCGCGGATCGTTCTCCAACGACGAAAGAATTATGTCTCTCTTCTCTCGCAGCTTCCCCCGGTTGTACGAAACCCACGACTCACCGTCCACGCCGCTTACGACTTCGGTACCCTTTTGGTACATCGCGCCGTTCTTTCCATACAGCACATCCTTACCGTAGAGGTTGTACTCGTTAATGAGCGATGCCGCACGCGCATTTAGCATGTCCTCTTCGGCCTGTTTTTCCTGACGAGTGCGAAGCGCAAAATACTTCGTGACGTTGGCCAGCGCTTCGTTCGCGTTCTTCTGAACAGTCGTGTCCAACTGCGGAACCGCCGCTCTAAATCCTCCCGCAGACCGCACGGTGGGCGTAGCCATAAGCCCTTTGATTTCTTGCATCGTTTAATCCTTTCGATTAAATAAAGCGTACTGATACGCCACGTTCGTTAGTCCGGAAGCAAGTCCCGTGAACCCACTCGCAAACGGATTGCTAGACCCCGCCGACACCCTAGCGGCTCCGGCCTGCGCGCCGTAGTTAAGCCCCTGCATTCTGTAGCCCCACGCCGCCTTGTACCCGTTCATCGTTTCGATGTTGATGCTCTCTTCCTTCATGATGTCCGTGGATGTTAGCACTTCCGCGTAGGTGCCGCCTGCGGCGGCAATACCCGCCGCGGCCATCGACACCTTCTGGTTTGACTTAACCTGCTGCGCCTTACGGGATATTTCACCGATCCTTACCTGCGACTGATACAAAGCGTCCTGAGCGGCAAGCTCGGACATACGCTGATTTTCTTCGGCGATCTTTGCCTGCAACTCCATCTGGATTTTGTTCATCTTGGACGAGAAGTAGGCGTTGATCCCCGAGTTGACGGCGCCGATTATGCCGAGCGCGAGCAACGGAGTGCCGAGCTGATTTGTCTGTTGTTCTGCCATTATCAACCTCCAACCGAAACATCGGCCGAATGCGAAATCAAAGTAAACGGAAGCGGCTTCGACATACGTATGCGCACTGCGGCGTCGTCGCCCCACGAACCCAACGGCATGGCCTCCACAACGCTGTTTACCAAATCAGGAGACGTGCCCGGAATCTCTTTAGTCCTAGTTTTTATCTGAAGCATACGATCGAATGAAGCTCCGGCTTCCGGTACGGCTGAATTTTTAAGCCTTAGCCAAACTCGACTTACGTTCTTGGCGCGACCCTTTCCCAAAGACCCATCGCTAAGTCCCATAATCAAAGGCATAGTCTGTAGCTCCATGCTGTACGGGAGACCAACCGTTATGACCTTGGCCGCCTTCGGCAGCGCGAGCGTTCCTTGATCCGACACGCGCATATCCTCATACACGACGCCGTCCGCATTAACTGTTACGGAAAGTCCGGATAGCCAATCAATGCCTGACACGGTGCTCGTTTCCACGCCTTCGTAGCGACCCGCCATGTCCAAAAACACATCAGTCTTCTTAGCCTTCGCGCTTCTTCGACCCATTCGCTCAACGGAACGAACGCGCCTTCCGCCAAGGTTACGAGCGACGACACAGTACACGGCATCCTCTTCGCCTTCCTGCACAACAGAAACAGACTCAAACGCACCGCTCGTCGTGAACTCAAACCAAGCGCCCACCTGTTGTTCGGGCACGTAAGTAAGGCCAAGCAGAGAACCCGTAGAGCTTACCGCCCACACGACAGGAAATGGTTCTTTGGAGTACGCTAAATCAACGATCTGCGCTTCATCGAAAAGCTCGTTTGCGCGAAGCGACAAATCGCCGGAAATGTACCCGCCCGCATTGTAATCATACGAAATCTCGCGTACGTGTCCTCCTCGCGCCGCTACGTACACAACCGTGTTGTTCGTAAGAACAGGCTGCGCGGGCGAAGCCCCAACGTAGGACTGCGGACGCACAGAAATGGACGTAGGCGTAATAGCATCCGAGTTTAAGGGCGATACGCGCCACTCTGCGGCAGAAGTCAGCATGATAAGCTGTTGCAAAGCAACAACGTGCTGAATCTGATTCAAGTCTCGGGACGCAATGTCAAAAGCAATTCGGTCGTCATCCTGCAGCGGGAGGTGGTACGTAAAATTACTGTCCGTTCCCGTTGCCGACAGCCAGATTCGCTGCGGATTGATCGCGGAGCCGGCGAACACGCGCCGTTGTTCAAAATACCCCACTGCAGACGGATTGTCAGAACCCTTGCCGACCTCGCATTCAAACACCGCACCTGACCCTTCAGAAGACACAACCGTAACAGTTGGATTCGTATAGTCTCTTCCGGCGTACTTCACACGAACAGATACAATGGCTCCAGCTTTAACGGTCGGAACAAGAACGGCACCCGTACCTGTTTCATCAGAGACGTCCATATCTACGTTCTTAGAAGTAGTCGCCAGATCAAGGTAAAAGTAGTCCGCGTCCTTGTTCGCCCACTCATTATCGGCAGGAGTCTGGTAGCGGTAATAGCTAATACCAGCACGGCTCAAAAACTTAGCCCGACGCATACGCAGAGTGGGACGCTGATACCCTTCGCCCGGAAGAGTAACGATAACCGTTTTTATGTACGCATACGTGTAGGCGTAGTACGTAACTCCACCGCTATCACTACTAGACACATCAGTGTCTCTACTTGTTGACGTATAGAATTCAAAATCTACGGTGGCTCCTTTTCCCGCTTCTCCTTCAGTATCAACCACATCTACACAGGAACGAATAGCATCGTAAGGAGGCTCCGGGAAATCAGGCTCCGACACTTCACTAGACGCCACAGCCGCCAAGCCGAACCCGTATCTTGATTCCTCCCAATCTGGCAAGCCTCCTGTGTATGCAACGCCATTTTGGTATGACACGTAGCCGCTTCCGCCGCTTACTACCGTAACCTTCGTGATGCCTTTAGGCGTACCGAACGTATCGTCCTGATACGGCGGCGTTGTGCCCGTCTCCGGCGCGATATTATCATCAACGATAGACAGGTTTTCTGTCTCGCCGATATAGCCGTAAATACCGCCCTGCAGCTTGTAAACGCGATAAAACGCCGCGCCCTCAACCGCGGCCCAACTAACCTCTACGGTCGTACCCGTTGCGTAAAGGTTTGCCACGACAGACACCGACTCTGACTTCTCGCTTTCCTCCGTACGGTCTTTGTTGAGCGCCGTGACGACGTAGCTCTGCGTATACTTGTCCGCGTTAGAGTCGCCCTTCGCCTCTGTAATTCTCTTGGCGCTCACCGATTTAGGCGGCAACAGCGTGGAGACAAAATTGCATTGCCTGATTCGCCAATCGGTAAGCGAATACCGCTGCAGCTCTTGCGGGGCATACGCAGTGTGCGTGATCGTCATCACGGCGGCGTTCTGCACGTAATGCAAATCCCACAGGTCTTCCGCGGCCCACGGAGTTTCAATCTCGTAGGGCTGTCCGTCGTCGCCCATTAGGGTTTTCCCTTGGGTGTGGAATCGCGCGTACTTGTCCCCCAACTCAATAATCATGGTCTGATCGGACGAATACGTGAACGGAATCAAGCGCGCCTTCTTGCTTGCGTACTTCGTCGAATTGACGAACATAAACCCCGCTCTGTTCTGCACGGGACCCTGCGGCGTGCAAAAAGCATTGCGGCAAACAGCAAGTCCGGCCTGATACTTCGTGTCGTCCGCACGACCTTCCATAAGACCGGACAAAACGCCTGCGTTATACGACAGTTGCGTTACCCGCGCGCTCATAGTTCAAAGTCTCCTCGTTCGTCCATCGGCGTGGGATACCGAGACTCCGTTTTGCTGTAATAGAACCCAAAGCCTCCATGCCACGGAGCCAAGGGCGTACGCTTACGCTCTCTTCCCTGCGAGGCGTCAACAGAGATGGCCTTGGACTCGAACGCCTGCGCGTACTGCGCCAACTTCTGCGCAACGGTAATTCCCGTGTCGCCCTTTACGATAGGTCCTGCGATTGCGGCGGCAAGATTCCACGACAGCGCATCGGCAAACCCTGCCGAGAATGCGGCCGTGTTCGTCACGCGTTTTACGTACGAAACTGTGACCTCGGTCTTACTGTAGGTAAAGTCCCCTGTAAGGACTACGCACCGCACATCTCCGATAAGACGTACCTCCCATTCAATCTTTTCGTAACCCCACAAGTCCGGCACGCTTACGTCCGCAACACGAAGACAATCTGCAGGCAACGGGAACGCCACCTCGTCCTCTTCGTTCTCGATTCGAGCAAGGCGCTTCTTGGCGGTCGCAAAGTTCCACGTATGACGCTCAAGCATCGCGTCTCGCACAAACGGGTACGCCTTCTTCGCTACGGCTGCGTGCTGACTGTCCTCGTCGAGCGACACCATGTCGGCAAACTGCCCGATGTGTTGCAGTGCGTAGATGCAAATATCCTTTTCAGAAGCCATTGTTATTCACCATAAAAAATAAGGGACAACCCTTATAAGAGTCGTCCCTTATTGTACCGCAATCTAAGTTGCCTTAGATTTCGCGCGTGTAGAACGGATTCTTCTGCGTACCGTCGGTGATACCGATGGTGGCCGAACCTGCCGTCGGGGTGCCGGTCGTAGTGACCTTCACCTTCAGGTAGCGCTTGTGCTGAATCGGCAGACGGATGTCAAACGATTCCGGCATCGTAGCGTCGGCGGCCATCGCGCCCGTGGACACAAGCGTAGAGAACGTACCGGCAGAACCGGAGCCGTTGTCGTCAGCGTGCTGGACCTCGAAGGTCACCTTCGGGGTCGAGCCACCAGCCCAAGCCTTCGTCATCTGAACCGTCACGCCCAGAGCCGGAACGTCGGTCATACCAAGGTCAGGAGAAGCCTGACCGAGATCAATCACGCCCGTTTCAGTGGTTGCGCCTTTGATGTCCTTGGCTTCACAGAAGAGCAACTTTGCGTCGTACATTCGTCACCTCCTTACTTGATCTTGTTAGCCGCAGCGTAGTTGTGGATAACAGAATCGGGCACCTTGTGAATCTTAATGCCGTCGAAGGAGGGAACCTGCTTGCCGGCATAGTTGTCAAAGGTGAACTGCACGTTGGCGCGGTTCTGAATCTGCAGACGCAGAGCTGCGCGCAAAGAGCGGTTCATGTAGAAAGCGCATCCTGCGAACACTTCGTCGGGGATACGTTCCACAGCTCGCGTCAAGAGGTTCACGAGATCAACCTGATCGGCACCCTGCAGAGCCTTGTCGATGTCAACGTTGGCAACGCGAATGACCTGCATCGGGTCGGGAACAGAAATACCCTGATCCCAGCGGAACCAAGTACGGTCAGCCTTGAAGATGCCGCCCTTTTCGTCAGTGGCGTCAACGTTGGCTTCAAACTCAGTCGTCAGACCGGCAACGCCGCCTTCCGGATAGATAAGGTGAACGGAAGACTTGTTCCAGTTCACGAGCCAAATATCCGTCAGGTTGTTGCCCGTGCCGCCTGCGTCGATAACGCAGTCGCCGATCTTGTTGTAGCGGACGCCGAGACCGTCGTATTCAAACGGATCGCGCTTAAGCGAAGCGTTGAAAATACGTTCGGCGGTCTTGTTTGCGAGGCCGCGAACAAAGGCGGCATCCTGATTCTGACGCCACTTAGCAGAATTGCCGTTGAGCGCGACAATCTTGCGGTCGATTTCGTTGAAGGTTTCGGTCATGCAGGTGGTATCCTGCACGAACTTGGCCGTAGCCTTCTCACGCTTCACACCCATGTTGTACCCACGGGTCTGGCCTGCGGGGTAAGACGTGATGACCTGCGTCTTGTGCATGGTGCCGGAGTTGCACTTGATAAGCGGAGCGCTGTCGAAAATCGGCATACAGTCCACAATCGTATGCACCACGTCAAGGTCTACGCCCTTAAGTCCGGCGAGACCCGCGTATTCGGCAAGAGTGTAACGATTTTCATCTGCCATTTATTTTTCCCTTAAGGGTTCATACCCTTGTAGAAGTTGCGGATGTCACCGGAAGGTATGCTCCCGTTGCCCGTACCCTTGATATATCGGCCGTCTTCCGTTGCTTTGGAAAGACGGTAGAAATGTCGGATGACTTCCGGGTGACAATTCAAACCGCTCTCTTCGAGAAGAGTGCGGAGTTCTGGAGTCGTGAACTTGGTATACGCCTTGTTCACGGCCTTAATATTGGCGTCAAAACCATTGCCGCCAAATTCTTTATCGGCCAAGCTCTGTTCGGTCCACTCCTTGCGGAACTTCTCAACATGAGCCAAGCCCTGCTTCTGCCATACAGGAGCGACCCTATCTACGAGCTTTTGAACCGCGGCCGGAGACAGGTTAAGCTCCCTGGCTACCGCACCGAGCTCACCCATTACAGTAGGATCGAGAACGCCGCCCTCGGGGGCTTTTACTTCGTAGTCCCCTTCCGGAGCGCCAAGCGTCCCGAGCTCATCGCCTTCCGGCTTAGACTCGTCTTCCGCTACGAGTAAACCCTTGTGCCCTGCGCCCTTGTCGGTACTCTGCTTGTCGGACTCCCCCGCCGAATCACCGCCCTCCTGTGACGGCTCCACAGTTGAGGTCTGCGGATCGGTCGCCGTGGTCTGCGGCTCAGTACCGGTGCCCGCTGCGGTTGCAGCGGGAGCGGGCGCCGTTCCCGCAGCGGGCTCGGTCCCTGTTCCTTCCGTAATCGTGCCTACCGGATCTGTCATTTCTTGTGCTCCTTAATTTCCTCGCGCATAATCGCGCCGAGTTTTTCGGGCGAAACTGCGTTCATGTCGCCCAACAAAGACAACCCCACGTTTCGCTCCCCTTCTCGGAACGCCGTAATGTCCGAGTTCCCTGCCATGAGCGAGATCGCAAAAATGTGAGTGCGGCGAAGAATCTCGCGCAACACCTTTTGCCCGTCAGCAGAGGCCATCACCGCACCGAGCGCAAGTTCAAACTCAGCCCGCTTACGGTCGTCCTCCGCCTTCTTTTGTTTCTCTCTCCGCAGTTCGGCGCGAAGATCGTAAGGGTTTTCCTTATCCATTGCCGTAATCATACCCCATTTTTAACAAATGTGTAGGGTTTCCCCTTAATAGCCCTGCAAAGCAGTGATGTCGGTAGCCCGCGTGATGTCGGGGTTTACCTTGGCAAGTGTTCCGGCGACGTCCGCCATCTGCTGCGCCTGCGCCATCTGCGCCTGCTGTTGCTGTGCCTGCATACGCGATTCTCTGATCTTGGCTACCTCGTCAGGAGAACGCATGATGCGCGGATCAACGCCTTGGTCCGTTCCTCGGTTCTGGATCACAACGTCGAAATCCACGTTGTCCACGACAGTGGGGTCAAGCGCCGCCAAAGCCTGCACGGTTGTGAGGAATCGGTCCTCCGCCGTGATGCCCGCAGAACGAAGCGCCTGCACGAGAATAGACTCAAACGTGACGGAAATGCCTTCGACACCCTGCGGAGCGGGGTCTATAAGACCGGCTTCCACCATGCAGTCATAGGTAGCAGCGATCAGCGGATCAAGCAACTCCGCATTCAGGCGCTGAAGCACGGGGCCCAGAAGCGCCATGCGCTCCTGCGCAATCTGATCGACCTCGTAGGCGGTGCGGTTCGTGCGCGGCGTGGACATGATCGCCGTGAACAGGTCCTTGTAAAAGAAGCTGTCGATACGGCGCTGCACCTCCGCGATGTCTGCTGTAAGATACTGCAGATTCATGGTTGCCTGCACAGCCGGAACAGCCTGCTGCGGCGTAGTGCCTGCGGCATAGTACGAAATTCCGCCCGGCGCAAAATCGCTCTGACGGTCCTCCATCGTATCCGGATAGAGCATCGGCGGGTTCGTCTGATAGTCGATGCCCTGACCCTTACGCTTTACTTCGACCTGAAGACCCATGACGGGTCGCAGCGCCTTCATGCCGGGCGACGTGCCGTAGGTGTTGCCGCCATGAAGTTCCCATCTCGGGCACAGGCCGGGGAAATGGCGGAATCCTTCTTCAAGCAGAATACTGTCCGAACCGTCGATGTCCTTCGTCGTTTCCTCGAAGTACACGGACGCATACGGCATTTCCGTATTGAGGATGCTGCCCTTGATGTAATCATCACGCGGATAGATGGCGTGGATGACGGAGAACTGCTTATACCGATTGCGCGGCGTGTTGTACGCTTCACGAACGGTGGGCGACACCTTGTCCTCTCCGAACTCAGTGACCATCTGTTCCGCCGTCATGTTGAATCGACGGAACAGCGTGTTTACGCGCTGCTCGTAGTCCTCTGCGATCCAATACTCGCCCACGGTCATAAAGTGCAGGTGGATCACATCGCGCTTTGACGGGAGCGCGACCATGCAGGCCGTGCCGAACACACCGAGTTCTCGATAGCACTGCTCCAACGCCTGATAGACGTTGGACTGCAGGAACACACGCTGCATGGCCTCGGTGCTGTCCGCAAGCCAACGCTTCACGTCCGCACGTTCGTCGAGCTTACGGTCCCCCGTCGTCAAGCGGAACCAAGGGCGGGCAGGCGAGGTCATGCCGGAGAGCATACCTGCGGCCAACACGCCCACGGCGTCCGTTGCCGTGGCGTCAAAAATGAGGTCGTACATATCCGTGTCCGGGCGGGACGCCGAGTTGTCGAAACGCCCCGCCGTCGGCAGAATGTAGTCCACCAAGTGTTTGTACACCGCCTCAAACGGATTGCGCTCCTCCTGAAGTGCGCGAAACCGCTCACGGAGTTTTTGTACGTTGACTGCCATTCAACGCTCCTTAGCGGCCAAGCATACCGCCTGAGCCAAGCTGTCCCGGCTTATACGTACCGCCCGTAAGGCCCGCCGGGCCCGACGGCGTGTTGCTCTGCAGAAGCGAGCTGATGTCAGCCGTGTTTTGGTTCTGGCGGTTAAAATCCTGTTCCTGCTGCAAGCGCGCCTGTTCCGCGGCCTGCTGTTGGCGCCTGGACTCAGCTGCAGCCTGCTTAGACGCCTTGTTCTGCTGATAGATACTTGCGGCCGACCCGGCAATGGCTACCGCCGCTGCGACATATCCACTCATCCTTATCCCTCAGTGTTGGAGTTCATCCTGTGGATCGGCGAACTCAGCCTCCGCCTCTTCCACTGTTTTCGCATTCGTTGCGTATATCATCGTGAAGTAGGTCTCGCTGTGCGTTTTAACCATGCACATACGATTTTTTGCACCTAGCAACACATTATACCCACTAACCCTAATACTTGCGTTCGTGTCTGTTATCGTGCAATCACCGGACACTATAAGGATAGTAGGAACCCTAATAAGCGCGTTGGCTAAAATAACGCCCGCAGGTGCCTTGAGCGTTCTTGCGTACACGCCCGCGTGGAAGTCATGCTTAAGCTCAATGAGGCCGCTCGCGTCGGCAAACTTCGCATCCTCTTTCCCGTACTGCGCCTTCAGCGCCTTCACCGCCTCTCGGATACGCGCAACGCAAGTAGCGGGCGTACTCTCGATGTGATTGGCAACGTCCATCATTCCGAAGCCCCCGAGACGTAGTAGCCCACGTACGCGGGCAACATTCCGAGCGCCAGCATCCAACGATCCATACGAGACCCTTTCGGAGCAGTTACCAAAAAGCCGGGCGCTCCCTTTTCCTTGGCCGCGCCCTTTAACTCTTCAAGAACCCAACGCGCCAAGCCGCCTTTTCGCGCTTCCAGAGACAGGTAGAAGCTCTCGATCGTCGCCGACAGCATCGTGGAGTGCAGCACGTTGTTGAACATGAGCGTCACGACGCCCACGAGCTTTTCATCGTCTTCAAGGATCGCATAAAAGCGCATCTTGTCCGCTTCATCGAGCGCGACGTACGTATCCCGAGACAGAACGCCGTCGAGATAGTCCTTATTTCCGACCTCGGATCGGTAAGCCGTGATTAGCGGCTCAAACTCCTTATACGCCGACATATCAGAAAAGCTGACGCGCTTAAACGAATATTCGTGGTCTCTCGTTTTGAAAATCATCGCATTCTCCCTGTAAACGGGTCTCGTCTCTGCAAACCCTTGAACGGGTCTTGGTCTCGGGAAGCACGAATAGCCTTGCTGCGCGCCTCCAACACCTTGCCGCTGATCTCTGCGGCGGGCTCGGCGAATGTTAGCGCAAGCGCGTCCGCCCTGTCGGGCGACACGCCCAAGCGCTTCTTTATGTCCTTCTTCGCTTCGAGCTGAATCTGATTCTTGGTCGGCGTAAACATATACTCAGGGGCGATGAGCTGTTCCTTAAGCTCCTCGTCTCGGGGCAGCACGCCCTCTTCCTTCACAAGCCAATCCTTCATCAAGCACCACATCTCCGCGCGCTTGTTGAGGTAGCGCATCGGCCACCGAGAGCCGGAGCCGAAGTCAACGGCGTTGACCTTGATGCGCGGATCCATGTTGTTGTAGCGGAAATACTCCCAGACAGAAGCGCCGATGCCCGCCCGGTCGAAGTTGATGCGCACCTGCCCAAAGCCGTAGTCATCGAGCAGCATCTGTGCGTGAGCGTGCGCACGCTCGCCGACCTGACGACCGTCGGCCCCTCGAAGCGTCACCCACTGCACCGTTGCACAGTCCCGTCCTGCGCGGGTACACAGCACCGTCGCGTCGTCGCCGAAGCGCGCCACGTCAAGCCCAACGATGGCCTGAGTGAAGGTCTGCGTGTTGATACCGGGCTTCTCGCGCGACATGGCCGCGTCCACCGCGTCGGTCGGGATCAACTGCGCCGTGGACACGGACGGGAACTCGCCCAACACACGGACTTTGAAGAAGTCGCTGTCCTCGCCGTAGGTCTGACGCCACTCCTCGATGTTCTTCTTGTTGGTGAGCTGCGCCTCCCGACTGTCGACCTTGTAGGTGAGCCAACGCGCGCGGTCTCGATGGAAGCAATTGTAGAACATCCCGACGTTTCGCGTGGGGTTGCCGAACGCAAACATCATCGGCTCGCCGTCGGTCAGACCGCCTTCGGCCACTTCCCAAATCTTGTCCGGAATACCCGAGGCTTCGTCAAAGATGTAGAACGACGTGGAATTGGCCGCGTGCTGCCCGGCAAAGGCTTCCGAGTTCTCTTCCTTGGAGGTCTGCGCAGACACGAACCACGATTCCTTGTATTCTTTGTGGTACGCCTTCATCGAGTTCTTCGCCATCGTGATGTCGAACCAATGCCCCGTGATGCAGGCTTCCTTCATCGAGGCGAACTGCGCCCACGTCTTCGTCTCCAGCTGACCCATCGTGTTGGCCGTCACCGTCCCCTTGCAGAACGGATGACACGACAACAGCCACCATAGCAAAAGTCCCGTTGTATGGGACTTTCCTACGCCATGACCTGAGGCAACCGCCACTCGGATCGGATCGACCGCGTTCGTACCGTCGAAGTTGCGCTCTCTAATCCCCTCGGCTACGTCGTCGAGCATCCGGCACGTCCATTCATCGGGACCGTACTCCGAGTTGTACCGCGTCGCCCAAGGCTCCTTGAGCTTAACAAGCGAGTAGCGGGGGTCCGTTCCCCACGGGAACGCCATCATCGCAAAGCCGAGCGGGTCCATCGCATAGCGCCCGACAAGCTCGGCCAATTCAAATTCAGGGTTATTACTCATGTCAAAGCCACTCCTTGCGTGTATTATATGCGTGTCCGGGCGGTTCGATACCTTTCCGTTCGGACATGCGCCTGAGAGTTGAGGCCCCGTACTTGAGCGAAGCGAGTGCGGGGTCTCTTTTTGCGTGCTATACTGCGTGTGCCTGTAGGACATGGGATTAACAGGCTTGTCTCGTATAAAACCCCGTACTTTAGGGAATCAAGTGCGGAGTTTCTTTTTATGCGCTATAATGACTTCGTCTGCTGAACACAACGCAGTAGACAAATGAAAGGCGGTCTGCAACCCCGTACTTGAGCGAGGCAAGTGCGGGGTTGCTTTTTATTACATCCAGATCTCGGCCTCTTCCTTCTCCTTGGCGTCCACGTCGATCACGTCCGAGGGCTTGTTGTCCAAGGCCACGCGCTTTCTGGCCGCCGCGATGATGTTGACAATATCGACCTTGCCGGAGACCTCAACCTTTTCTTTAAACATCCCTCGCGTCCGTCCCTCAAGCTCAATGCACTTGACGGCCGTCTTCAAATCTCCCGTGTCAATCGACATCCCGTACACCATGCGCAGGTCGCTTAACACGTCCGCGTCCGTTCGCTCGGCCTGCTCCGCAATGCCGAGGTGGTTAGTTATCATGGCGCGCTTGAGCGCAATCGTCCCGTCCGAGGTCTTCAAATAGTCGAGCGCCATGCGCGCGGCAACCGTATCCGGCGTGAACCCGGCCGCGATCAGGGCGGCTTCCTGCGTATCGCCCGCCGCTATCCGCTCCACAAGAATTTTTCTTTGCTCTATCAGCTTCATACTTGCTCCCAACGTATCTCGTTTGGGGCCAATTCTACTACGCCTGCCTGCTATTCGCGCGTGGATAAAATTTACTTTTGCCCCGAATTTTTTTTCGCACGGTGCCCCCTTTTTTGATCTTTGACTTCTTGGTGCTTTGCGCGCCACGCTTAAAAAAGTGCTTCCTCGTTTTTATTCATGGTTGGATAAAGTGCCAAAATGGGAAAAATTATTCACCCCCTTCTGCGCGCGCGGCTGAGCCGGTTTTTGGGGGTGGGGGCCTCGACGTAGAATGAGAATCGCTCGCATCTGCGCACTTCAAAGGATCATGCCATGATCCCGTGGGGAGGTATCGCGCCCCGGCGCACTACTCAACATAACTCCCATTATGTTGAATAAAACGCGAGGGTAAACCTTTACGCCCCCAGTGCGCCAGCCGCGCCAGCCGCGCCGGCCGCGCCGGCCGCGCCGCTAAAACCGTTGTGCCCTTTTCAGGCGGCACAAAGCAGCCGGCCGCCGTGCTAAAACCTTTACGCCCCCAGTGCGCCGGCCGCGTCACTAGGTCCCGTTGCGCCCCTTTAGGCGGCATAAAGCCGCCGGCCGCCTTGCTTCGCTTGCTTCGCTTCGGCTTCGCTTCGATACTCACTTATAATCCATTGATTTAAAAGGAAAACCGCGCTTTCTTCTTCTTTTTTCTTCTATGTTGGGTAGAAAAAGAAGAGATAGAAATAAATAGAAATAAATAGAAATAAAATGTAACGGGGCAAAAAGAAAGGTAGGCAGGGTTAAACCTGCGGTATTTGTGGTTTTCCTTTAAAATCAAAGGCTTAGAAGTGAGTATTGAAGTGAGAAAACCTGTGGTCGAAGTGAGTATCTGCGAAGAAAAATCCACGCGCGCATAAAATATCCACACTCGAAAGTTTCTAAATGTGTCATTGGATACACTTCTTAACAAACATCTTGTTACAACTGAAACATTTAGAAGTATTCAAGCTTGCATATTTGCAAAAAAGTCGGGTATCATTCAGCCATGAATAACGAGCGCCCCGGCGCATGCGAAGGAGACTTAAAAATGACGGGACGCAACGCAAAGACAGAGAAAATAGAAACGATCGGCGCAATCGCCTTTATAGTGTGCGCTCTGCTGATCGTATGCGCGTGCGCGCTCATTGCGTTTGTTTCCGGCGACATTGCCGCCGTGCTCGTTGTGGTTATTCTCGGTGCAATCGTCGCACTGATGGTGCGACTCATGGCTATGGCTATCGCATTCGAGCTGATTCGCTAATCTATATAAAGAAGAAAAAAGTATGCTGACAATCAACCTCAAATCAGGCCGTCGAATCATCATTGACTGTGATGAATGCGCAGAAAATCCGCGCCGGGAGTTCGGCGCCGAAACACGTCTCTTAATCGTTCCGAATCGCGATTTTGAAGGCGATGAAACAAAAGATTGGCCGGAAATCAGGGCCGAAGCTAAGGCGGCAAAAGCCGCCGGCGCGCACGTCTTTATTGTCTATGCTTATGTGCATAGCGGCGTTGCATTGTCCCTTTCTCCTTTCTCTTGCGAACGGGACTCTGGCGCGGCCGGCGTC